ATAAACGTTGGAGTAATAAGATAGCTTGCGCTTCTGCTTACGTACTGTATCCTTATCAGCATCATTACCACTGTTCCATAGAGTACGGTTGTAGTCTGAAACAGGGTCTTTACCACCTGTTGTGGTTAAAGAATTCTCAATGTACCATCCACCTGGTCCTTGGAATGCATGTGAATAGACCTTAACCCAAGGGAGTTCTTCTCCTTCAGGTGCTGGAAGAAAACGGATAACTGCTGACCCTACGCTGGTCTTATCCAATTCTGCTTTCCAGAATCTTTCATCTGCTCCTCCAGAAGATGAGTTCATCTTCTCCACTTCTTTTACTAATCTATCAGTAAGAGAACCCAGTTTGGATTGCTTCTTTAGAGAATCAAAAGACATTTAGATTACCTCGTATTTGTTGAGATTTGGCTTGTGTGTATTCAGTATACAAGAATTACCCTGCACTGTCAACTACAATATCCTTAAGGATTTTTTTGTAGTGGAATACATCTATATTTAGGAAGGGAGAATATTTTTTTATTTTCATACTAAAAGACTCCCATACAGGATCTGTCATTTTTTTATCAAATTCCACCCTGTATTGTAATATTTTATCATAAATTACTAAAGTTTCAAGAGATATCTCCTTTCTCATAAAACTCTTCAATATAGGAGGATGTCCTCCTTTGCTACATTTAAACAAATCATCTATTTTCTTATTTTCAAATAATTTGATAGATTCTTCTTTAAAGGTATAAGACAAAGACCCTATTTTCTTCTGCCACTCTATATAATTCTTTTCTCCAAATTTTACAATATTTGACATCCATACTTGTTGAGAATCTACATCATTAGCAAAATTAGAAACAAAAAATCTTTCAATTTCTTTATCTGAATATTTTCTAGACATTCTTTCAAAGAACATTCTATCTTTACGACCTTTCTTATAATCCTTATCTCCTGGTTTTCCCTTTCCGTAAAAAGCTCCTGTAGATGCTCTTATTCTCTTATTATTATATAAGATGTAATCATACGCATCTTTGGTAAAATGCGTTTTCATAGCAATATAAGTTTTATAGCAATCAAAAGGAGTCATTTTGAATAATATTAAAAGCAAGAGTAATTCTTTCTTTATCCTCAGTCTGAGATTCTACGTGATGAAGAGTATCACTAGGAAATAAAATCATTGTACCATCAAATCCAGGATAGGAAAAACCATAATCATCAAAAATAGTAGGGTGATTATGATTTTTATAGTATATCACACCTGAGATATATCCTGCATGATTATGTGAAGGGTTATCATCTCCTTTATATGAAAAATTGGTCCATATATCATATCCATCAAAATGCCCATCCCACTTTCTTAACTTATATCCACGATTATTCTTATTTTCACTATATTTTGCAACTAGTCTTAATACCCAAGATAACCAAAAAGACTTTTCAATTAAATAAGGAGAGATTGAACATTGATATGAATTATGCTTTTCTTCTCCTCTATAACCAACATTTTCATGAGCCTTTAATTCTGCTAATGGACTGCTTTTAATCTTTTTAGATTCATTTACCCATTCAGTTATTTCATCCATTATTAAAGGTGGAATATTACCGCCCCTTATAGGAAAATCACCATATCTACTTAAATTCAATATATCATCCATTTTAAAAAAAGTAATAGGGCAAAAAAATACTGGAGATTTTTTTGCCCCGATTTTGGAATTAAAAGATCAATTTGGCACGGGAGGTTCTCTTTAAAAAGTTAAGCTCTTGCGCCTCATACTTTATCTTCTCTTTAAGTGGTTTGGGTATTAGTTTAGGAACTGATTCTAAATCAATACTATTCTGATCACAGAAATGAACAATAGCATCAATGTAATTCATACTTTTATTGACTTGAACAAGAGTCTCTATCTCTTGAGCAAATCTTGAAGGACAAAAGAACTTCTTTTCTAATACCTTTTCTAATTCATTGTCCATCAATTTACGTCCCA